CTTCAGCCTGTTCTCGTAATCAAATGTCTTTTCCCCGGTTCCCTTCGTGGCATCCTTAGGACTATCCCCACCACCCCCGTCTCTGGGCGCACTCCCACCCACCTGTCCGGGCCTTCCCGCATGGTCATAATTACCAGACTTCTCATTACCTTCCATCCATATTTTCCTAATGCCATGATGCTTACTCTTGCCAATCAGGAACCAGTACTTGGGACTCAGTAGTTCTCTAAGAGATTCGTTCTTTTTCTTCCCCACAACTTTAAGAACCAAACGCCCATCACTCCCCAAGTTCACAACTTTAAAGCTCAATCCCCTCGGAAGAATAAACTCTCCCTCCCGAAGATAATTTCCTTCTGTGACATTTCCAACATGGGGATTAAATTTAAATCCCTGTTTCCCTCCTAAAAATGTGTCAACGGGAAGTATATTTGTACCCTTTGGAACGAGTATTTTTATTTGATGATTATTGAATCCTTTGGCAAAAGTTAAAGAAGAAGAAGCTGACACATAACCAGCATCAGTAAAAATATCTCCTAATTTAATTTTAAACAACTTAGCCCATGTTCTATCTCCAATACCCCGGAAAAGAGTAAGATTTTCTTTCAGGCTAAATTTTTCTATAGCAGAATCAATATTTGGTATGGCTGTAGTCGCCAATTTTAATCTGTAGTCTACCGAAGGGCCACTCTGACCGGACAAAAAAGTTGGGTCTCTAAGATATTTATTTATTGTTACAGAATCAAAGATAGTATACTCACTTACCGACACAGTTTCCTCAGGTGTAATTGTAAATGGGTCAGGAAGATTTAATAGTTCCAACTGTTTATTTATAAATGGACCTATGTCTAAGCCCAAAGGCATCTTATCATCTATTACCGTATAGTCTTTCTCGTTGTCTCCAGTACCTCCACCTGCCGTGTACTGATTTCCCCTAAAAGGATGTCCCTCTGGTTCTCCTGAATTAGCATTACCTTCTTCGTCCGTATCTTCTTCAAGCTCAAGCGGGTCAAACCCCAACATTCCAACAACATCTTCTGGAGTAACATCCATTTCCTCATCATCTGGGTCCGGGTCTTCAACCTCCCACCAGTTGACTTCTACCTCTTCAACATCGCCTATGTGGACATCATAATCAAGTTCGCTCATGCTAATCCCTTTCTCCACACTGCAAAAATAGTTGGAGATATATACGCCTGTAGCGCAACCGTAGGGGTGTTACCGAGTCTTGCAGCAACGTGTTTGGCAACCTCCCTGACTGCTTTTTTATACAACTTCATAGTCTTAGGAACTTGAATTTTTTCCATAAACTTCTTTGCCAAAGTTGTACCCATCAGAGTCCGGAAATCTTTAGTAGTAAACTTCCTGCCATTAAGCGTGTGAACAAATCTGTTAAGTTTACCACTGTCTATGCTAAACAGCTTGCCATCCTCTCCAGCGGTGATTTTCCTACCAAGCAAAGTCTTCGCAATGTCTTTATCCTCAATGAGGACATCCTGCGCAACCCCCTTCTTACCGATAAACTGGAGCCGGACCTCTTCTCCAACCTGTACAACATGCCGCCCCTCAAGAGTCGTGGCCCCGTAAGACTTGACCTTGGCTACAATCTCCTCATCCGAACCGGGCCGAAGACCCGTCTTCATGATAAGATTCGACACAACCGCCGCTTCCCTAGTATCCGCGTCCCGACTGCGCATTTTCCTGCCTATTTCCTTCTCAATTCCTGCCTGTTTAACTTCCAAGGACTTTATTCGGGCAAACTTCTCTCTAGCCTGCCCCTTCTTGAACTTCTCACTGTACAGATACTGGTCCCGGCCCGCAGCGTCCTTACCTACAACCAACAACTCCCCCTTGGGGTCCGGGTTAAATCTAACTCCCGTCCACGCGGGCGGTATGCGGATTTTCCTAATGTGCTTTGGCAGGTTCTCTTTGTCTTTAGCATCAACGAATCCCTTGGCTACCCCCCCGCCTGCGGGCGAGTCCCCGCGAGTGTCAAGATTCGTCGCTCCTGATTCTCTCCCAGTATCCTTTCCAGTGCCTGAACCGGGAGTCCGACCAGAACCATCTCCGCCTTCAGCTAAAGACTCACCGACCTTGGCTTTCCTGTTCTGGTCTACTACTTTTACACGAAGAAATAGTACGTTCTGTCCATCCACTTTCCTATCTTTAAGTCCGCCAACAACTTCATACTTAGTTCCCCGGTCCAGCACAAATTCAGTTTCCCAGAAGGCTAAAGCATTTTGAGAATTTTTAGATGGATTGTATTTGTTAGCCCTATAAATATCTGGATTGAATGCCTTCGTTCCCTTAGGGGCAAGTATTTCCAACATAAAATATGAATGCTGTGAAAAATCAATAGCTGTACGCGGAGAAATAGAAGTAGAACTATATCCCATATCTCTATATGTCGTTCCAGCTCCCTTTTCACGAAGAGCTTTAAACAAACCCTCCTTTACCCCCCGGTAAAGGACAGTTGGTTTCTGTAAACTTTGCTTATCAAGAATCTTATCCATATCTTCTATAGTTTTAAAGGCAATGGGGTCAATTGGCGCACCATATCTATCTTTCTCCAGTTCAGGATGACGAAGATGATAATTAATAAGATTATAATAACCACCCTGATATGAAGTTGCGGCTAAAGCAGACTCTTCTCCCGGAACGGATATCGGACCATGTGCAGAAAGTATATATTTTTCTACAGAAGAACTCATCTCTCGGGTCATATGAAACATGTCCATATTTCCAGACTCTCCCGGAAATCTCTCATACCCTGCATCCGAATCCTTAGGAAGACTACCACCCTGATGCCCCTGAATTCCAAGATGGTTGTAATTACCAGACCCAGCACTACCCTCCGCAACCCCGACTGTTTCCTCTTTGGACGTAACAACAGGTTCAACCAGCTCGATGTCTCCGGAGTTCCAACCAAACTTATCTATATTAATCATTATGTCCATTCCCCCGGCTAAGAACACGAAGGACTGCCGTTTTTTCATAAACCGATTCGACTACAAATTTAATTCCTCTATTCAAACATACTTCATTCTCTTCATCCTCATCTATTTTTCCAATCTCCGGGACAGATATAGCCGGAGTTCCCTTCGGAACATAAATCTTAACGGAATAGGAAGGACTAGAACCTTCCCTTTGTATATTACGAAAATGGTCTCCTACTATCTTCTGCGACGAACACGACACAAAACCTTTATCTATAAATGTCTGTCCGACTTTAAGTTCCATACCTCCGACACCACGATATAAAACAGTATCTTTTGTAGTAAAACTTTTTTTCATAACTGAATCCATAACAGGAATCAACTTATCAGCTATTATTTGCGTCCATTTATTATCTTTAAAATCTTCTGGATGGGTTCCTCTAAGGCTATTATTAACCATCGCATGCCCATCAGAAACATACTCTTTAACCAACTCTAATTCTGATTCTAATATATTTTTTGACTCCGCCAAACCGATAGTCCACTTTGTAGCCTCACGAACTTTAGCTCTGTCATCCCAATTAGTAATCTGTGGAGATTCGGATTCTGCATTCTCAGCTCCAGTACTGCCACCTACTGTATATTGATTTCCTCGGAAAGGATGACCTTCTGGTTCTCCCGAGCCTTCTCCGCCCTCAATAACAAGTTTTTTCTTCCCTTTTTTACCGGGAATCCATTTTGGGGACAAAAAACCAACAAGTTCCATCAGTAAAGCTCCCGCCTCTTCCCTCTAAGTATTTTCTTAATAGCATCTTCGGTTCGCATAACAAGTCTACGCATATTAGGGTCAGCTAAGACCTTTCTACGAATCTCATCCAACTCAGAAGGAGTCGCCGTGCGAAGACGAGCGGCTGTCCGGGCGGTGATTTTCCTAAATCCCTCCTCCGGAGGAGGCTCGGGCTGCCCGTCAGCCGACTGTCCCTGTGACTGGTCCTGTTGCATGCTCAACTGCATAGCCATTTGCTGCATCTGCATCTCTTGGTCCTTTGCCGCAGCTTCTTCTTCCGCATCTTTTATCATCTGTAAAAGCTCTTCGGCCTCTGCAGGTGACAAATTCATGAACATTGTGCGTATAATCCAGTCTGTCGGCAGGTTTATCCCCATATTTCTGTAGACACTTAGCAAATTGGCCTTTAAGTTCTCTATATTCCACTTAGATTCCTCATCCGGAGTGCCTATCTCAGGAAACCTGATTCTCCAATTGAAAGAATTAGGGTTCACCCCCGCCATAATCCAACTTATCTTGTAGATTTTCCTTAACCCCTCTGCTAAAGCATACCTATGTCTCTTAATCATCTTGACAAAAGCCACGTTCTGCTGGTACAGAGTCGCCTTTGAATTCACATCCCGCTCAAACCCCAAGTACGCCTTGGGAACCTTCGTTCCAGAGAACAATTTGTTATGAAAGTGTTCGACATCCCGTATTTCACCAAGGTGAGTTACCCCACCAATCATCTGATAGTCGCCTCCGGGCGCATCCTTTCGCACGGGTATGTAAATATCTTCCATAGGAATCAGCGGGTCTTTCTCTGTCTTTAGTTTTCCCTCGGCTGAAAAATACCAACGCTTCTGATTCATAAGTCTGATTTTATTAATGTGCTTGGCAGCCTCTTTTTCTCCCATCCCCGTAACGTCAATCTTCCAAACTCCCTTTCTATTCGCTTGGGCTATTCTAGTAACAACAAGTGTATCCTCAAGCATACGCTCGACCCTGTAAGCCCTGCGAAGTTTTGAGAACAAGGAGAAATTAACCCCGTAATCATTATCCCCAATCTTGAAATGAGCAATTTCCCACGGGTCGAACTCCGCAACCACGCGAGAAATTGTATCGTCCTTTTGTATATACGGTTTTTCAGTATTGATAGAACCGTCTTTCAGATAATTGCAGAAGACCTGCTTCGGAGGAAGAAATTTAAGCTTGGTTATCGTCTCCGGAGTGCATACTATCTCGTAAAAGGCATCTCCATAGAGAAGCATGTTCCTAGTAATAAACCAAATCTTCTCTTTGAGTTGGAGGTCTTCCTCCATTGCTTCGATTATATCAGACGCTTTTTCCTGCCCCTTTTTAGGAGTCTTTTTAACGTCCTGTTGTGTCTCATCATCAAAAATAACAGAGTACGAATCCGTAAGGTCAGTCGCAGACGAAACTACAAAGTCCGCATGGACATCAAGAGCCGACGAGAGTTCGACAATTTCCGTGTCCATCTCTTCATAGTCAACATACTTCTTTAATCTGTCATCTGATATTTCAAAAACAGAACCCTGTGACCAATCAAGCTTCGGCCTCTCTGTCGTTATATCGTCCTGAGCTACCTGTGTCGGTTCTGTCTTACGAAATACATTCTGAATCCGTTTTATTAAACTTTGTCTTTCCGGTTGTCTTTCATCGGATACAAGAAAATTATCTGGCATGGGAACCTCCGCATAGAGACGCTACCCTGATTTATATAACAAATCAAGTATAAGTGTTTTTATTCAGAGTACCCGGAGATGACAATTCCGTCAGACACTGTAACTTCTAAAACACGAAAGGGTTCACCTTTTATTGATTCTTGTATGCCCTCAAAAAAGAATTGAGCTAAATACGAAGGAGTAGGATTGACCTCATTAAACGGAGTAGTGTCGTTAATTATAAAAGGAAGCGTCATAATGATTTTCCCAAGCAATCTATCCAAATCTCTTGGTAAAGCGATAAGACCAATATCGTTCAACGCTTCCGCACCAAAGTTCGCAGAAACTTTAAATTCATGCGCATGCAACACAGCCTCATCAGACTTGTACCCAGTTAAAAAATGAGCAGCGGAAAAAGACTTGGATATTTTTATTGTATACATACTCACTCCTCTTCCTCATCGGCTTCTTCTATTTTTCCGTACTCTTTGGCTTTTTTAATCCATCTGTGAACAGCCATACTTGAAACACCGAATCTTTCGGCAATCAGACACATCTGAAGACCGTGTATTTGCTTCAGGTCGTTACACTTTTTACCAAGGTCAGCCATATCATCCGATGTACGTTTGTGAATTCTTGCTTTTATGTTCAAAAGCACCTCCGGTATTACGGTTGATGGTCACGAATCCACCAAGCCACAGCAATTACCATAGAAACCAAAATACCGAAGGCCGTATCTGCAGTCATTTTACTGCTAACAAGTAGAATAATCTTAAAAAATGTAGACATAAACAATATAAAAATAGAAACAACCAGCAACAACGAACATAATATAATTGGGAAAGAAAATACCTTTTTCACCACAAGTCCTCCAAAAGCTGTTTCTTCTTATCGGCTTCTAGGCTATCAGTAATCAATTTTTTAATCTGTTCTAGTACATCATCCGAAGATGCACAGAATAACCCCCACCCACCACTGCTAACAATAAATCCATTTTTTATTCTTTCTATGATAATAAATCTTGAATTTATATCCATAATTTTTCAGCCGCCTTCCACATAAGTTTCATAGGAACACCCCCGCCTCCGGTAATATGACATTCTACAAGACCCCTGTTTTTAAGAATCCTAAGCTCCCGCCTAGAAAGACCCTCTCCCGTATAGATAGCTTGATGCAGATAGAAAACTTCCTTGGCTCGTTTGTTGAGTTCCATATTGTCGTTTAAAACCATCCCTTACCTCCCGGAACAATGATTTCTGGGCAAAGAGCATCCAGAGTTTCAGTAAGCTTTTTATTGAATTCCAATTTTATAACTGGGTCTTCCATAATCATCTTTGCAAACGTCTGATATCCTTCCTGCGGAACACTCATGCAAGAAGACAGCACCGTATCTAGAGTTCTCAGCTGTGTTTCAAGCAACGCCCTCAGCTTGTCATCTAACTTCCCACGCTTCTGAATTTCAGTTCCCGAAGCAACCATAAGCTCTCTGTACATAACCGTCTTCAAACATATAGTATTAATAACAAGCCTCAACTCTTCCGCTTCCTTATTTTGAATCAACGACTTAGGAATACCGGGTCTATTCTTCATATCACCATCCTATTTTTATAATTCCTGCACTCGTCTTGTCCATAAACTTTCTTGCCTTGTCGTAGTCTTCCATACTCTGCATATCTTCTTCGTCCGGCTTCATTTCAGCCCAAAGAGCTTCTTCCGTCATAATGTCTTCATCCGGAGAAGGTTCCGGGTCTCCTCGCAACCACCGTACAGAATCAGCCCTCAAGATTTCCTCGGCTGTACGAATATTCGGCAAACTCTCATAAATATTTTCGTCTCTAACCCCCATCCCCATATAGACCGTAGCATTCCAGACAGCCCCCGCCAAAGCATCTGCCGTATCTTTAGCCCCTCCGGGAGGATGATTAATCTTCCCTGTGACTGAATCTCTCATCAACTGCCGCAACTCACGAATGACGGGTTCGTAATAATACATCCGAAGTCTATTCTCGTAAATCGTTTCCTTCAATACGTTGTACGGGTCCGCCGTCTTATCCACAGATAAATATCCGACAACGGAGTCTCCAAATCTTTTCTTTAACAACTGCTGTGAGTCCTTACTCTGGAACTGGTCATACGTTATACGAGCAAATTTGAATCCAAGAAAAAGAGAACAATCATGAAGGATGTTTCTTATCGTCTCAATCTGGATTTCACCACCAATCGGAGGAACTATCTTCAACAACAAATCAACATAGACCAAAGGCCGAGTCTCTGCCATTCTCGTCTCAGAACCAGCCTGCGTCATGACAGTTCTGGTCACATCCATGACCTCTCCAATATGGCAAACACAAAGACCGCATGAATCAGTTGATATTCCTAAATCGATATGGGCAAATCGAGTAGCATTAGGATGCATAAGTAAAACTGGTTTTGTTTCTCTCCCAAAAGGAGACACAAGACTTCCCAACTGTAGAGAATCAGGAAGAGAGTCAAAGGGAAGACCAGAACCGTAAACCTCGGAAAATGGAACTGGAATGTCTGTAGCTACAGAAGTCGATATTTTCTCGTCTTGGGTTATAAATCTGTCAACACTCTTGACGTTCACACCCATCTCATCCCGCACAGACCCCTCAATATCTCTCTCAAAGTCTGTCTGGTATTCAACCGGGACTTCCTCAACCCTCCCCCGCAGACGGTACGCCTCGGCCTCTTCGTCAGACCTCATTATTTTTGGAGGAAGGATGTTATTCCCGACAAAGACATAAAACTTCTTACCTGAGTATCTGGAAGGTGGCTTTGTTTCCCACCCAGAATGTTCAATCATCAGAGTATCTGAATCAGATTCCTTGGATATCTTCTCAAGAAAGTCGTCAGGATACTTAGCAGAACTGTTAAGTATCAGCATACCGGGAAGTCTTCCGACCTTCTGGTATCTAGACTTCATCCTTCTCCATATGGAATCATGCAACTTCTTAGCTTGGTCCCATTCCCTCTCTCCAACAGAACGGATTTTCTTACTCGTCGATGAGACTTGAAAAAAGTTAGCCTCTTCTATGACCCCACCAAACAAGTTCTCCCCCAAAGGAGCAAGCTCGGACGAAGACCCCGGAACAAAAGATATGTTCTTCTGCCTCCATATAAGAACCGACTCGACATCGGTATCTCTAGGAAACTTTTCTCTGAACCACGGAGACGCATCAATCATTTCCTTGAGACCGCTAAAAAATACCCTACGTGCGTGTGTAGCAGTCGTAGAGAGGTTCATGAACGTAATCATAGACCCCCCGGAAAGACCAAAATATTCCTGTGGTCTACGAAGACAGCCCAACTCATACAGCAGGCGGGCCATGATTAAATCACTCAGAAAGGTCTTTCCCCAACCAATAGCTCCCTTCAAAATCAATCTTAGCGGGCGAGGATTCGATTCCATGACCCGTATGAATTCACTGCTGACAACGGGCCAAACACTCTCACCGATACGACCAAAATAATCCCTATCCATCAACCACTGTGTCGGAGATACTGGCGCATAGGTATACTTGTCCTTCAAGTATGCGGAAGGTTTTATAAACTTTGGATTTCCAGTCTTGGTAGTCGCCTGAATGAGCATATGGTAAGCTTCCTCGGCTGATATACCGAGGTCGGCTTGAATATCGTCACCAAGACTCTTTAATATGGCTTCCGTCTGTTTTTCTTTTTCAGATTTTTCCTGCATTTGGCACAACCCTATCCCGCTTGACGTTCTCGTAGAACGGATACGGGTGAACAATCTTGAAGTCCTTTACAAATTCACCAGTGTACTGTTTCCACAGACCGACTTTGTCAATGTACTCGCGCCATTGCTCAAGATTCGTCCAGAGTCTCCGCCCTCCCATAATCTTCTCCGTATCCTCCATCGTCCCCCTGCGAAGAAGTGTCTTTGAATGGGAAGCGGTCAGCCGAAGTATTGGAAAAGTCCTGAACCTTAGGTTCCGACTATTGAGAGCATTGTGAAGAAGACGTTGGTCCTGCGGTTTCTCCTGTGACAGGTCGTAGTTCTCCATAGGAGTTCCGGGTGTCGGGTCAATGGGAGTGAACTTAGCCATGATTCTCGGGTACAGGTCAACTCCCGGAGGTATTGCCTGATACAACAACTCGTCCATCTCATAAGGATTTTCCAAAATGAAGAACAGCTCTGTCTGTAATTCCATGTTCTTTGTAATGTCTATGACAGCTCTTATCTCTTCGTTTGTTATCGGCTTGCCGTACCACTCTCTGCGCTTCTCCGTCATCCCCTCAATCCCAATGTGCAGTAGGTGATGATGTTTGAACTGATGAGTACTAGCCAAGAAGCGTTTGACAGAGACACTGGCAGCCGCAGCCGAGGTTCCGGGGGATTCAAACTCTCCCGTATCGTTCCCTATCAAATACATGGCGCAATTCTGCCCCGCCTTCGCTAGATTCTTGAACTGCTTCTTGCTGTGTCTAGGATTCACCGTGAAAGGATTCATCCAAGAGGAATGACAAAAGACGCATTTGTTCCGGCATCCCTTTGAGACCATATAGTAGTAGACATACTTTTGAACTTTGACTACAGGCAGTTCCTCCCACGGAATGAAATAGCTTGGCTTTATTTCCTGCCCTATCTTGGACCTTGTCGCCATGTAAGGTTGCTCTTCAACCCACTCAACGAGTCCCTGCAGACCTTTATCCACGGGGACGTTCTGCATGAACTCAAAGCCTTCGCCCACACATACGGCATCTGCGTATGTGAGTATGTACGCCGGGGAGAATCCCTCTATTCCTCCGGCTATGATATAAACATCGGGATGGGCCTGCCTTAACATACGCAGTCGAATAATATCAATCGGGTCGTAAACACTGAATAGTATAACGTTGAATCTTTCGGAATTGTCTATTCTAATATTACGCTTCCCCATAAAGAACTTGAACATTCCGAACACATAGCCCTCAAGCATATGCTTCTGGGACGGAGCATACCAAAGGAGAATATCGTCAGAACTTCTTACACGCGTTTCTTCTGTCATGCCTTCTTGACTTTGGAACTCTTTTTAATCTTTTTATGAGAACGCAAATAGTATTCACACTTATCGTTCTTCCGTGGAGTCCCCAAAAAGTAGGATTTATATTTAGGGTCGGACTTCCCCATATACCTCCTACATAATTCCCGTAGGGGGCATTCCGTATCTAAGCATCTCGTCGTATCAGGCATCCTGTTTCTTTACTGCCTTCTTTTTTTTAAGCTCTTCGTACTCTTCCCTCTCGGCTGCCTTCCGGGCCTCTCTTTGCGCCATCCGGGTGTCATGTATATCCTCAATCTTACCGGGCGGAGGAGCAGCCCCAAGTTCTCTCTCAAGCTCTCCCAAAGTCTTCTCAATAATCCACTCACACGCCCGCCTGCGACCCTCGCGTGTAAGCCCGTATTTGCGCGTGAGCAAAGATACTACAGGCTCGACCACAGTCCTCTTGACCATGCCGCTATAATTCCCCACCCCGACAACCGTCCACTCCCCGAATATGGGCATCCGGTTCTTTATTCCTTCTACGTTATCTTCGTCCCAGATGTCCAGTATGGGAAGCGTAGACTCGTCGGGGGTCATGTCTTTAAGAAGAGTCTGTAAATCCACGGACTTGCCCGTATACACTTCAAGCTCGGACAAAGTAAGCTCATTCTCAAACGGCTTAATCAGGCTGGCAGTATCCAACTCGTTATAAAAGCCAAAGTGTTGATTATCCAGAAAAGACAACTCTATCTTCTCGGCCTCGCTACTCGGATAATTGACAGACACCTGAACTAACTTGCTCGCGGGGAACTTTAGTATTTCCTTCATGGCCCTCCAGCGCATGTTTCCTCCCCCGGTAACATAACGCAGAGGCTCCCCCTCTTTCCAGCAGGTCAGCGTCTGGAACTGCCCCCACTTCTCCATGCTCTTCGCCAAAAGCCTGAGTTTGTCCGGAAGTATCTGGCGCGGGTTCTTCTCCCACGCGGTTATCATGCCGAACTCGATAGAGACAAACTCAGGTGGTCTTTCTGGCACGGGCCTTCCTCCGTCTGGGCTTCGTGGTCATTTCGGTATCAGTACCATTTATCCAATCTATCGCTATCCTATCAATCCCTCTTCCCGAACCTCCTCCTCCCCCTGTTTCTAAATTAGCCGTGAACTCTGGGTGCGTAAAAGACCCCCACTCAGGAGAGACTTCCCACACTGCCCTAAGCGTGTGCCTGTCCACAACTATTCTCTCCTCTATCAAAGGCTTTTCAGCAATAGAAAGAATGTCTTTCCATTGTGTCATTTCATTAAGTTTTATCTCCGGTATGACGGGCAATTTCAGTTTCATATTCTTCATCTTTCCCATGGGGGCTGCTTCAATCCAAATCCCGGAGGGTAGTCGCTCATATGCTCTTCCCCGACGCAAGACCCCTTATCGCTTGGAAGTCCGGCAAGGACGGCAATGATGTCTGTCAGTATGACCATATGCTTTTCTTTATTCGGCACGGCTTTGTCTTGCCGTATGCCCTCCATCCATCCAGCGACATACGTCATCAACTCCCTTCGCCTCTCAACCGTCATTTATTCTTCCCCTTCGGTTTCCACCCATGAGCATAAGCCTTAGCCACCTTCTCAAAGTTGTCCCTCTTCTTCTCCGAGCCGAACTTCCTAATCTTACCGCTCGACATTTTAATGGTCTTCTTACCTATCTTCATTTACTTTTCTCCTTGCAGTTTGTGTCCGTGCATGACCCGGCTCCAATCGGGACCGAGGAGCTGCCTAAGATTAAGAATCTCCCCCTTCTTCATCTTAATCAGAACCTCCTTCTCTTTCAGGCTCTTGATATAACCAACATAATTCTCCACAGCCCTCTTCGTCTCGGGACTGTACTTCCCATTAAGAGCAATACTCTCACGCACCGCCTGAAGGGGATTCTCGCCCACGACATCTTTCTTTTCCGTACTCATTTAATTTTCTCTCCTACAAGACATTTATTTCTTTCGTAAAAGACACAAACGACAGACTTCTTTTCCTTCTCCGTCAGACAACACCCAAGCCCATGCGCCACCGTAGGGGACATGTACATCCGGCACAGATTCTGTTTCGGGCAGAACCCGGAATCATTTTTCATCTATCATAACTCCGATAGCCCGCAGCCGGGACTCAATCCATAACAGGGCCGCCTCCGGGTGACTACGACTGAAATCCATGCCCGACAACTCCCCCGCCAGCATCCGCAGATTCGTCCGGCTCACATGCGTGGCTGCCTGCGCCGTCTTTGAAGCAGTCCCCTCGACCAACTCGTTATAACGCCTCTCCCAATCAATGGGGGCCGTCTTTGGAGCCATAATGTCCTTGCTCGTAGAAGTCATTTAAGCCTCCTCTTTCTTAGGCAGTCCTTCCAACAAATCTTTTATCGTGGGCCAAGCATTCACATGGCCCTCCGTAAGACACGCCTTAGCGTCTTTCTTATCCACCAAGTCAGCCAACTCCAAAAAAGATATCACCTCCTCCACCGCAATCCTTCTACTTTTATGTTTTGGCGGACCTTCGTGGTGTGTCTGCCACTGCCTTCTACCATTCAGAATCGATATCGCGTCCTTAAACTTTTCACTCATTTGTAATGTCTCCGTTGTCAATTATTTTTGTATGACCCTCTAAAAATGGGCCGTGTAGGAATTGGGTGTTCCGCTTATCCCAAGGGGGGTAGGCAAACTCTATCCCGAATGATTTATGTTTTATCTTCTTCATTTCGATAATCCTCGCTTGTGTTCCCTGTACGCGCAAACGCCATTGTTTGGCTGGTCATATATGTATATGCCGAATCATAATTGACATTGTAATTGTAAGTGTGTGCTATACCTATGCTCTGCGCCCTCTCCCATGCATCAAGGTTCTCTCCCAAAAATATGAACTGCCACCCTGCTTGCTCTCTATCCTTGACCATATCTCTTATGTTGGGCAGGGTAAACTCTTTAGACTCGTTCTCTTCCCCATCTGTCATGACCACGACTAAAGTGCGCACTACAGCATCATCATGCATAGCCCTGTTGATAGCCTCGCCCATAGCGTCATACAAAGGCGTACCCAAATCAGGCTTGTACATCTCTTCTGTCAATATAGGATTATCTAAATAGTCTCTCTTGCCCGTATGGAACAATAGCACTCGTATGTCATAAGTAAAGTCCCCCTGTGCATGCAACGTGCGTATGTAGTTATTATAGCCATCTAGAACAAGCCCTCTTTTGGGCATCATACTGCCTGACTCATCCAATACTAAAACTACTCTAACTCTTTCTAAATCAACCATTTACATACCTCCAACCAAATATGTAAGTTATTGGGGATAAGCCCTTTACAAGCACTATTAGTTGACATAATGCTTCTTATGCGACTCATGTTAAACTGCTTAAAACAAACAACTTAACTCTTTTCCTCAAACGCGTCTACAAAAGCCTCAGGTGCTTTTTTACGCAAGTACTCCATCAGCCTATCGACCTTATCTGCCTCACTCTCAGGCAGTCTACGCTTATCAGGTATGATTTGCTCAGGCATCTGGTCTACTATCTTGGACAGGTAAACGTCCAACTCAATCATATCTTTGGCTTCTTTAAAACTGCGTATCTCTATGCCATGGTCTACCAAATCTTTGCGTAAAAGCTTGAGTCTTTCCTCTGCGTCTTTCTTATGGGCAGTAGGAATGTCAGGGTGCATCAACTGCTCTTCTATGCTCATGATTGCATTGAGTAGTTTGACTGACTTGCCCAGCTTGCGGCTAAAGGCTACTATGCCCTGCTGTACGAGCGCACGGTAGCCCATTATGTTCTTCTGACTGGCTACAACCTTCTCCCTCATCTCAGCATCGTTACGGATACGGTCTTCTGTCTCCTTACGCTTGACCCACTCCTTCCAATGCTCCTTCCATGCCCATCGTTTTATCTTGGTATAGAAGGAGTTCATCTTCGTCTTATACCGAATATCCGTTTCATTACATCCGGGTACTGTCTCTTTGAACCTTATCTTTGCACACTCCCACATCGTCCTTCGTTCCCCCAACCAGAAATAACACTCAAAGCTCTCTACGTGTTTTGGGTATTCTGCGAAAACGTCATCTGGTGGACTTGTTTCTTCCTCCCCTTCTTCCCTTACTTCCACTTCCTCTTCTATTCCGTCTTTTTCTTCGTTCATCTTGTTTTTATTATCTGGTTTTTCTATTTGTTTGTCAAGGGAAAATCCACTTCTGTCTTTCGTCTTTTGCTACAGCTTTAATACATTGAATTGTAGTGTCTGATAGTCTTTCAATATGTTTTGCTTTTTCTTATATAAGATTTGTCTTTCCGTTTTGTTATACCCTCGATACATTTTTACTTGGTTTAAGCTTCCTATTCTTTTTAGGGTCAATTACAAAAGGCTTTAAAACCTCCCGCTCCATTTCTGCATCCAAACTCTTATGCCCCATATGACAGAGTATCCATTCATTCAACATGGGGTCTTTATAATCTGAAAAGACAACCCAACCGCCACAACTGCAAGACAATTTTATTTCCGTGCTTGGTTTATACGGGTGAGCCATTTAACTTACCTCGTCTCCCGGCCCGGAGATAGACACTTGGAGTCGCCGCTCGTCGTGCTTGCTTCCGGTCAAATCGAAGAACTCCATGAGTCGGAATATCAACAGCAATCCCGCCTCAAGGTTTCCCCATTGGCTTTCGTCCTCGGCAATGACCTCGCGGCCTGTGGTCGTGATTCCCGCGCCATCCTCGTATGTCTCGTATACGTTGGGGAACTCCAGCAGGTAGCCATTGTCAACTTTCTCGATAGACATTTTGTAATCGCTCATGCTTCCTCCTTTACTTGACTCATCGTTTTTTTCATAAAGTCATTGCAGACAAAGCTTGAATTTGGGGCTGCTAGAACTTTGCAGTTACTCTGACATTCCCTGCATACCTCCTGATAGCCGCGCATGGCATTGGCAACACACTTTTCCCTATAGGCTGCCCGTCTGCTTTTTAAAGATACGTCTGGATAGGCTTTAAGAACGAATATGCTTATAGG